GGTATTTTTATACCTAAGAAAACTATAAATGTAAGCTTGCAGGGAAATACTATTTGTAATATGAGGCATCAGCTTACGCCATGTTCAAAATTTCTCTATACCATTTAAAGGGTTCAATAACATCGCCTCGGACAAGTGATCCGGAGCAAAGTGCGCATACCTCATCGTTACCTTAATATCTGTATGCCCCAATATCCGTTGAAGCACAAGTATATTGCCGCCATTCATCATGAAGTGGGAGGCGAAAGTGTGGCGTAAAACGTGCGTGAGCTGACCAGCAGGTGTCTCGATGCCAGCACGTTGCATGGCCTTCCTAAAGGCTGAGTAACAAGGTTTAAAGAGCACCAGTGCTTTCCTGCTGGATGGCAGATCAGCCTGTAATTTCTCAGTTATTGGCACCGCTCGGTTTTTCTTACCTTTAGTTTTTACGTAGATAATTTGACCGGCTCGGATTTGGTTTCCCTTCAAGCCTTCGGCCTCACTCCATCGGGCGCCAGTTGCCAGGCAGATTTTTACAATGGTTGTTAGGTCTTTGGAGCGGCTGTTCTCACATTCGGTGAGGAGGGTTCTGATTTCCTCAATGGTGAGATACGCCATCTCCGATTCACTGATTTTAAACTCGCGTACGTTCTCTAACGGATTTGGCGCGGTCCATTCATCCAACCGGCGCAGCTCGTTAAACATCGCCCTGAAATATGCCAACTCTAGATTTACCGTGCGAGGCGTAACCGTCTTCACTCGAGTGGAGCGAGTGATCTTCCCGCTTAACCGCTGCTCACGATATGACGCAAAAATTTTCGCGTTAAACTCGGTTGCGAGTGGGTTTCCCATTGCTTCGCAGGCGAACGCCATCGTGGTTCGCCGCTTCTCACCATCCGCCAACGTAATGCCATGCGTGTTGAACCACAATTCAACCAGCTCAATTACCCGCCGCTTATCTGCTTTTTCTCCCAGCCAGGGCTTATCTTGAGCCTGCTCTTTTACGAACTTCTCATAGGATTGCGCTTCACCCTTCGTCGCAAACTGGCGGCGAATCCTTTTGCCGTCACGGCCGTTTGGGAAAACCTGTGCCTGCCATTTCCCATTGGGTAATTTGTTTATCGCCATTCCATGCCTTAAAGGTATTCGGTTCGGGTGATCACTTTGCCTAAAACTACGATGTCACTTGATTGGCATTCAAATGATGATTTCCCATTCTCAACACGTATTCTTCCTCCGGGAAAACGTACCAGCTCTCGGATGCTGACTAACTTATCAATCTCGATAAGCCAAAGCCCATCGACGATCTCGCCTTCATAGGTATCAACCAAATAAGTGCTTCTATCTGCGTTGATCACAAACGGGGCATTCAAGCCTTCGGGTAGTGATGCTTTATCCAGAATGAAATCATCCATGACTTCTAAAATCCCATTTGAGATTTTCTTGTGTGAGGCAATCACAACACGGGATTCCTCTACTTCCATAAAGCGTGCGCCTTTACCTGTTGTAAGCCAAGTTAGCGATGCTCCCGTTTCAACATGGCAGATGATCACCCAGTCAGCAGGGAAGGTATCGCGGGCTGAACGGTTGGCTAACGTGCTTTGCGACACGCCCAAATGGGTGCATAGCGCCTGACGGCTGCTAAATCCGTACGCTTCAACCAAGCGAAGAATCGCATCTTTGCCGCCCCGGTTACTCTCTACCGCTTCACGAACCACTTTCGCATCGTGGCGATTTGTGTTTTCTTTCGTTGACATATCCGATTTGTGATCCTATTCTTCGGTCTGTGATGAGATGAATAGCGTTTAATAGTGAGATCTAATACCTAAACCGAGGAATACTGCATCATGACCCGTAAACTTTCAATGCGCCCATCAATCAATCTCGTGATTTCGGAACCGTACATTACTGTTGAAGAGTTCTGCCGTCGCACAGGTTACAAGGAAGGCACCGTTCGCCAGATGTATCGCGAGAACCGTTTGCCCATCAGGAAGAAAGAGGGCTTAAACGGACTTATCGAAATCAACATGGTTGCTCTCACTATCGAAGCCGCTGCTGGCTGTGAAATCACAATGCAGGCTTGATGCATCCATATTGGGATAACGTGAGGTATTAAGCATGTTTGATTTCAGTGTCTCCACACACAGCCATTTTGATGAAGCGTGTCGCGCGTTTTCTGCGAAACACAACATCATACAGCTGGCTAAAAAGGCGGGGCTTAATCCGCAAACTATCCGTAACAAGCTCAACCCGGAGCAGGTCCATCAGCTTACCGTTCGTGAAATGCTGATCCTGACCGACCTTACGGAAGACTCAACGCTGGTTGATGGTGCATTGGCTCAACTGCAATGCCTGCCATGCGTGCCAGTCAACGAGGTATCACAGGAGAACTTACCGGCTTATGTTCTCAAAGCTACCGCCGAAGTAGGGCAGTTAGCCGCCGGCATCGTGAGCCAGAAGAAATTTACCTCGGCCTGCCGACGCGGATTTGTGCAGAACGTT